ATACATTTGTTTTGTAGGCTCAGGAAGATAATCTATCACTCTTCCCTGTGGCCTAGCGTCCATCTCCTGTAACATAGAAGTAATTTCTTGTACAGCAGCTTGATTCTGGTCAGCATCAGCTAACTGCAATGCACGTAAAAGCTGTTGTCTTTCTGCACTAGCCATCTGGTTATAGTCCTTCAGCTTCTCGTAAGTAGTCTGTTGTTGTCTTTTGTCCGGGTTCAGCAACAGTAGCCATTCCAAACTCAGTAGGGTCAAATCCTAGCTCTAGAACAGGAGGTAACACTAGATCTCCTGCGACACTGCTGCCTCGTTTTACTAACCTATCCACTTGAGAATTATGTCTACCTATTAAATTCTCAGATATAGTAATAGAATCCCTAATAATTTGCTCTAATGCCCTTTCGTCTAACTCTATTTCTCCGGCTACAATTTGCTGTGCAATTTTTACGTCTTTCTCTGTAATACCATTACCAGAACCAAAGTTTTTAACAAACTTAGCAAACTCTCTACCTCTGTTAGAGAAGTATGCTTGAGAAGCTGCTGCGTTTCCAGTAATGCTGTCAGGAGCGCCTAGGAGTGCTGCTACTCTTTGAACATTTGTTATCCCTTCTGCAAAAATCCCAGTATTAACGTAAGGGAGCATCTCTAACGCTTGCCTAGCTAGACCAAGAGTTTCTGTTGCAGTTTTTGCTTTGTCAAAGTCCTCTAAAATTCTTGTAGCTTGTCCTTCAGCAAGTTTTTTGTCTAAAGCCTCAGAATCGCTTATGTTCTGAATAACATTAGGCGCAGGAGATAGCCCAGCTTCAGTTGCGTTTACATATTTGTATTCAACTGTACCGTCAGGTTGTGTCTCTGGTACACGTATTTTCTGACCTAGAGTAGCGTATGTTTGTATGTTTCCTTCAGCGTCCCTAAATGCTTTAATGTCTCCTTGGTCTTCGGCATCAGCTATTTTTATCATCTCGTCAAGAGAAGGCATGTCAGCTAAGTCTTCACCAAATTGAGTTTGTAGGTCAGGCTTAGTAACACCTCTAGTCTGCATGTACCTAACAGTCGCTAAGTCATCGTCTCCTCTAGACGCTAATTTTACTTGGCGTTCACCTATAGTCTTAGCCAGTTCTTTCAACTGAGTTTCGTTAGCATTGACAATCTGTGGAGTTAACTCTCCCAAACCTGCTTGATTAGCGTTAGCAATAAGTGAATCACGGTATCTCTGGACTCTCTGTAGGTTTTGTTGGTTCTGCGCTAACTCTTGCATCTTACCTGTAGCAGCAATCCTCTGCTCTGGTGTACCAAACTGAGCCAACAGACCGTACATTTTAGCCATCTTTTGTGGGTCGTTGGGGTCAATAGCTGATAAACCCTGCTGTAGCTTCTCCTGCGGAGTCCTCAAGTCTTTCCCAAGCAAACCACCAACACTTCTTGTCAATAGGTTCGCAGCCTGACTTCCGCCAATTAACGGTTGACCTGTTGCACTTACAGCGTTTACAGGATTATTAGTAAACAACCCTGCTAAATTACCTCCTAGTCTAGCCATTACTTACTCCTCCTTAAAATAAACCTGCAAGTGCAGATAACAAACCACCAGCGCCTGTAGCTCCTCCAGCAGCAGCAGCACCTACGTTACCTTGGGCACCTAACAGCGCACTGTAGATACCTGCAAGACCTTCAGTTCTAGCCTTTTCAGCAGCTATACGTCCTTCTAGTCCTGTCATTGCTGCTTCACCTCGTAAGGCTGCACCTTCACGTTGTCCTGTGCCTGCAATGTTAGCTAGAGTTAACGCAGGAGTCATTGAAGCTAGTAGCTGTTGCTCTGGCTGATATGACAGTCCTAGTGCTGCACCTATGTTTCCTAACTCAGCGCCTCTTAGAGAAGCAGGTAATGCAGCAGCACCGGAGCCAAGACCAAATAGACCTTGTGCCATACCTAGTTGTTGCATTTGTTCTGCTCTAGCCTGATCCATAGCACCTAAGTTAGCAGACAGCATAGCTTCTTCTCTAGCCTTAGCTAACGCTAGTTGCTCAGGAGAGCCACCAAACTGTGCTGTACGTAGACCTGTGCGCCCTTGAGACGCTAGGCGCTGCTCTAGTGCAAGAGCCTGACGTTCTTCTTCAGGAGTCTGTGTAGCACGTATACGGCTGTAAATGTCAGCTTCTCTTCCTGCTGTGTCCCCTGTAGCTGCCTGTAGAAGGCCCGGTATACCTCCAAAAGCAGCGGAAGTTAGCCCTGATACATCTGGTACTCCTACACCAAAAGAGTCCATAAGGCCGCTTGTGATGCCTCTAGCGCCTGTTTGAAACTGTTGACCATAAGGGCTTAGGGTTGTAGTAAAACCACCTTCAGGTGTAGTGCTTACGCCACCAAAGCCAGTAGAGACAGTAAAGGGTCTAAAGGCAGCATCTGCTTTAGCTCTCTCTCCTATGTTAAGTGCTTCGTCCTGTGCAGTCTTACCTAAAGAACTTAAATCATCAAAAAGATTATAACCTAAGCCTGCACCAAGAAGTGAGTCAGCAGCGCCCCCTGTAAAGAAGTTACCTAAAAGACCTCCAAGTCCTCCTAGGTCTTTTAGCTGATCTTGAGTTAAAGTTTCATCACTCATTTATATTCTCTCTATGTTAATACTGTTGTTATCACGGAGGCTGCACCTGTTACCACAACAGTAACAACAAGCCAAGCCAGACGCTCCCACTTCAACGCATGGGCAGAAGCTAGTTCTTTAAGCTGCCGAAGTTCAGCAGTAGCTTCACCCCAGCGTTCACCACATTCTTTCTCATGTTGAGCTATCTTCTCTAGTGCTTCCAGAGCCAAGTCAAGTGTTTGCGTCTGGTCTTGCTTCATCAGTCTTTAGCCTTACCTACGTTTAGTGCAATCATGTCTAGTATCTTGTATGCCTTAGCAACTAGAGCATCGTCTTTAGGTGTATCAGTTGCTGCTGCAATAGCTGACGCTAGAGCAACTAGAGCAGTAACAATGTTAAAAGCATCAATTATGTAAGGCATTACCAAGGTACTCCATCAGCAGTTGTAGGATTCTTTTGTAGCTCAATGTTAGCTGTCAGTGATTCTTCAATTGCATCTTTGTCTAACTGCTCCCACACCCATCTAAGAACTGTGTCCTCAACAAGTACACCATAAGCAATAAACCCATCAGCGGATGCGTCAGGTGTAAAGCCTACAGTGCCATAGGAAGATGCAGAGTAGTCTCCATCTACTTCAGATACTCTCCAGTGTGCAACAGTTACACCACCGTCAGCAGTGTTGCGCTCAAGTTGTACTATTGTCCATGTAGCCATCAGTTGTTCTCCAGTTGTTGTACGCGAGCGCGTAGGCTTTGTATTTCTTTGACAAGCATTGGGACTAGCTTGCTGTAATCCACGCCCATCATTTCGTCGGGATCTTCTGGTGCTTGTACTGCTTCAGGCGCAACAGCTTGTAGTTCCTGAGCAACCATGCCGTAGTCTTGATGTGAGCCATCAACTATCCAATCAAACTTGCGTACTTGGATAGCGTCTACTTTGCTTCCAGCGTCATCAGCGTCTGCAATGTTTGATTTAAGGCGTTGGTCTGATGAGGTGTTGTAGGCAGTTGCTGAAGACGTTGAAGTAATGCTTCCGCGAGCATTAGCGTCATAATAGAAAATTATCTGCGATCTTGAACCGCTAACGCCGTTTGCGTTTCTACAAATCAGCGGAGCCGTAGCCCCAGATCCTGCAAATAGGTGGGCGCTGTAGGGTGCGCTGTCACTATTTACCGTCAGACGTTCATTAAACGAAGTACCCGTGGTGCCAAGTAAAAGTTTGCCAGTGCTGTCGAGCAACATTTTCTGGGAATTGGATGGCTGGAAATAAATAGCTGAACCAGACTTGAGATAATTGCTTGTGCCATCTGTAGACAAAGCGTCCTGTGAGCCAAACTTTACTGCGCTTGATAGGTAGATGTCTTTGAAACGAGCAGCTGATTGGCCCAAATCAAGCGTATTGTCTCTGAGGTTATTCGTTGAAGGGTCGTATGGCATGATTGCGTCAAGACCAGCGGAAAAGTCTAGTCCCGTGTCGCCAGAGCCTATATTTAGGTCACCGCTTAGAGTACCAATACTACCGACCACGGTGCCGTCTTTGGTAAAGTTAAGCAACGAACCATCAGATGTTTTGCGGTAAAGCTCTAGTGGAGTATCGCCATCTCTCGTGAATACATTGTATCCATTAGCGCGTAACTCCTGCCCTACTACAGAGGAACCTGTGGAAGTCTTGCCCACCAGCAAGTTGCCTGACGCATCAATACGCATACGTTCTTCCGTGTCGGTAACGAAAGCAATCTTGCCGCCCCAAGAAGAATTACGGCCTGAGTCAATAGTCATTACTCCGGTGTTCCCGACATGCGTAATCTTACTATCCACAGTGCCACTGCTTGTAAACTGCATTGTGGCTGTGTTTGAAGTTGTAGTGCTATTAATTTCAAAAACGGGTGCAGCGGCTTCCACTTCCAAACCAGCAGCCGTTACTGTGCCGGTAAACGTAGGACTAGCAAGAGGAGCTTTAGTATTCAACTGTGTCTGTACATTAGATGTAACACCATCGACGTAGTTTAGTTCTGCTGTAGTGGCTGTAACTCCGTCTAAAATATTTAGTTCAGCAGCAGTACTGGTTACTGTAACTCCATTAAGGGACAGTGCATCAGTTTCCAGAGTACCATCAACATCAACATTACCTGAGATGTCTAGTGTCTGAACAGTAGTTGTACCAGTTAACGCAGCGTTATTAGCGTTTGCTTTAGTTGCAACAGCAGTTTGAATGTTGTTAAACTCTGTGTCAATCTCAGAACCTTTAACAATCTTGCCAGAGTTACCGGAAGGTAAACTGTCTTTTGCTGCAAAGTTAGTTGTCTTTGTGTAATCACTCATTATACAAGTCTACCTATAATAGCTTCAGTATTTAATTCCTGCAACGAAAGAGCGCCACCGTCTATGGTCGCCTCTACTCCAATCGTTGCTACTTTTCCTGATCCTGTTGCTTTTACTTTAGCAACGTCAATAACAATAGAAGCACTGTACTCTGATGTGCTTACGTTGTACTCAGATATTCCGTACTCTGCAATCAAACTGGTGGCAACAGTAAACGATTGTTTAGTGTACGCTTCTGTATAGTCGTAACCCCAGTTTCCTACTACAACCGCGCCAGAGCCACCTATAACAGTAAAGGAAATCTCTTTAAGCATCTTCAGCCTAGAAGGATCACCAAATGCTAAAGGGTTAGTAAAATATCTAAAGGAATAACTATTGCCGTTATCTGTGTAACCGTCGTATTTATTTATACCGTCTGCATTACCTAAGTATAAGAACCCATCTGAAGTCCTAGCACCACAAAGAATCTTATTGCCTTCCCATGTTGTAGCTCTGTGGCTACCATCCTCTAAGGCACCTCTAGTATCAAAAGCATAAACCTCAAAACTTGTAGGTAAAAACAGTAGATACAGAGATTCTTCTGGGCTGTATACGCTTTTAATGTTCAGTCCTTCAGAGTTAACTGAAATCATCATAGTGTCTTTTACATTCTTAGACACATTGCCAATAGGGTTTGACTTCTCTTGTATAACTCTGCCTAAGCTACGTACACCTGTGTCGGACAAGAAAAATAAATCTGTACCTATAGACTGAACACTGTCTCTTTCTGTACACCCTATGTTTGTAATTACATCCTGCAAAACCATAGAGGACGGAGTGTCAGCACCAGAGTACAAAAGAATGTTACGCTTACCAAAGATAACTAAAAGATTGTTAAACTCTGCTAAGGCTACAATCTCATCATGTCCTGTAGGCCATACAGTTGTAACATCTAGGGAACCTGAAGAACCTCCTGTCCACGAATGACCAGCTAATAAGTCAGACCAGTACAGAGTGTGTTTGTTACCCGGAGCATCTGCTGCCCATACACGACCAAAAGCTGCTAGAGCTTCATTAGCTTGAGGCGCTGATCCTGTAGCATGGCTGTGATCACTAGCTGCCTCCAGTACGCCAGAGCCTCCTTCATCAGTATAGATTAAATACTCAAATCCTCTTTGCCAAAAGAAAGCATGGTTGTTGAAGTTTATAATCTTCCAGTTGTTAGCTGTAACGGAATAACCAGAAGGAGTAATATCAGTTAACGATGTAGTCCCTGTAAATATCTTATTGTTGCCAGCGGAGAATACTACTTTATCACCGCTTTGATCTACGTACTCAAAGATAGTCTCAATGCCAAGGCTAGACCCTAGTGGCGTAGTGCTGCTTGTAAGCGTGTTTAAGCCTTTTCTAGATGCAATACGACCATATTTATCAATAACAGCATTCTCTGCTACAGACGCAAAAGAAGGCTCCTGAGTAACAGGAGAGTCTGCTGTATTGAGTCCCTTAAAACCGGGGGCAGAAATATATATGTTTTGTCTTTCTTGAGCCATTATGGAACCGTGTAAATAAATTCTTCAGGGTTCTTGTAAGCATCCAATGCAATAGCATCAGACAAGTGTTTGTCAGCAATCAAGAAGTAATCCTGTGCTGTAGTTCCGCCGGTTTCACCACGTTCTCTAGCCAATAAAGCAATAGCAGCATGAACGATTGCATTCTTAGGTAAAACTGTAGTATCAGAAGATACCGAAAGTTCAGCCTCTCTTGCAATCAAATCAAAACGTAAAGAATAAACTCCATCAGGCTTAGGGTACACACGTACCTTAGTATCATCACTACTGTCTACTCCACTAAACGTGTAGGAGTCAGGAGTACCTGTGACTTCACCAGAGATGTAATAAGCATTGTTAAACCAGTTAGGTGACTCATAGCGCATAAAGAAATTAGATGTGTCGTTAATGACACTATATACTTTAACACGTTCTCCGGCGTTTGTCAAGCTATATTCTGTAGTATCCGCTACAGTAGGAACTACAATAGTTGTACGTAAAGTAGACCAATCATGAGAATCTTCTACAGATCGTTTTGCGTCATTTACAAAATCACCTACCATCCTAGCATATGTGTTTTGTGTTACATCAGTTACTTCTTCTTCCCGTAGCCTACGTAGTACCTCGTTGACTATATTCAAATATGTGGTACTCATCTGATTCCTCTAAATAAACTTTGTATTGCAGGAGCTTGGTAGGGCGCAAACATTTGAGTTGGCTCTAAAATCTGAGGACGCTGGAAACCGTAAAGATAGTCTGAGAACATAGATGTTGTAATGCCTCCTGCTCCACCAATACCTAATCCTCCTCCTGCGCCTGAGCCGCTACCAGAGCCGTCACCACTGCCTTCTCCAGAGCCATCTCCTGTGCCTGTACCTGTACCAGTGCCAGAGCCAGAGCCATCTCCGGTACCGTCTCCAGCACCACCAGTTCCTCCAGCAGAAGTAGTGCTTCCACCGGCAGCGCCTCCTCCTACATCAGTGCCTCCAGAAGTGGTTGCTGTACCTGAACCACTAGCACCTTCATTATCTTCAATTCCTTGCGATCCAGAAGCTGTAGATGTCCCTGAAGCACTAGAGGAAATAAACACATCACTTTCGTCCTGTGTTGTGTCTGTAGATATGTCGGCAAGTATAGAACCTGCTGTGCTTGCGGAAGTAGATGCTCCTCCTGCTGCTCCTGTAGCTGCTGTAGATCCTCCCCCTCCAGTTGTTGATACATCTACAGTCATAGGATCTACAGAAGAATCTACAGTGCTGGAAGATGTACCGGGAACTTCTAAAGTAGTTTCAGGAGTGCTTGATGCGCCTCCACCTCCACCACCGCCGCCATCTGCATTAGTAGTAGTTGTAGAATTATTCTGTAAAAACTCCTCTAAATCTACTTCAGTAGTTGTTGTAGCTCCGGGGAACTGTTGAGTAGTTAACTCCATAGTTGCCCCTGTTTCAGGATTAGTGTACTCTAGTCTACCTCCTGAATTAAGAACTACATCATCTATAGGTATAGGCGTACCGTCAACTATTAAATTTCCACTTGCTATATCAATTCTTTCTATATTACCAACAGTACGTAAAGTTTCAGGAGTAGTGGTTAGAGGAGCAACGCCTGAAGTGGACAGCATTCCTGTAAACTCTCCTGCTTCCGGCTTAGACCACCCTAAGTTTTCTAAAAATCTTTTCTGAGTAGTTGTAGCTAATCCTAAGTCAGCTAGTATAGGATTACCTCTAGCAGCTAAATAAACGCCAGCACTAAAGTTAGAA